TCATTGCGGGGTAGTTTCCCGTGCCATCCGCGATGCCTCTCGTTGCTTGCGCTCGAACTCGCGGATGGCCTGCCACTCGTCGATCGTCTGCGGGAGCCATCCCTGATTGCGGCCGACCATCGCGTCCGGCTCGGGGAGCATGCGCTTCTTGTCGTACCCCTTGATCGTGTCGAGGGTGAGGCCGAGACGGTCGGCGATTTCGCCGCGTGACAAATAAATGATCATTTTCGCCCAATCAATTTCAGAAGACAAAGCCTGGTTACCTATAGACGATACCACCCTTAAGGGTCTACGTCAACACTTAAGGGGGTACGGGTTCGGGGGGCCGAAGCCCTCCCCCTCAGGCCGCTGCCAGCCAGGGGCAGAGGACGTAGGTGGTGAAGTTGGAGGTCTCGTCCAGCCACTCGGTGACGGTCTCGATGTCGATGTACTCCGGCTCCCAGCCCTCCTCGGCGGCTTCCCGGTCCTGCTCCTTGTTGTAGCGGGTGACGTTCTTGAGGGTGGCTTTGATGTCGAAGTCGCGGGGGCTGTGGCCGGCTGCGGTGATGATGTCGGTGAGTGCCTGGGCGGTGATCTCCGTCTTTGTCATGTTTATAGTCTAACCCCTTAAGGGTGTATTCGCAACCCCTAATTGGGAATTCTTTTTCTGCAATTTCATATTGCACTGTACCCCCTTATAGGGTATCGTCTATAGGTAACCGGGCTTCATCTTTTTCATTCGAACGCAGAAAAGCGCCCCCACCTCGCGATGAGGTGGGGGCGCTTCGTTCGTGCAGGCGCGTCAGAGCGTCTTGGTGCCGTCGTCGTTGGCTGTGGTCGGGTAGACCGATGCCGGGTCGGTGGCTGGCACCTCGGCCGTCTCTGCGGCTACCTCGGCGGTCTCGCCGGGCGCGGCAGCGTCGGTGCCCTCCCCCGCAGTCGAGTCCGAGACTGCGGGGGAGGGATCGACGAACTCGATCGGTGCCGGGTTCTCGGCCTCCGGGTCGACGAGCTTGGCGAAGGCGTCGGCGATCACCTTCGCCTCGTTCTTCACGCGCAGCACGCCGGTCAGGTCGATGGCCGTGTGGCCGGCCGCGAGCTGCTCTTCGAGCTTGACGATCTCGGCCTCCAGGGCGTCCGTGTTGTCGGCCTGCGCCTTCACTCCGGCCGCGACGAGATCGAGGGTGAGGTCGAGCTCTTCCACCGCTGCGTCGAGATCCTTCTGACTTGCCATGATTGCCTCCTGATTGGTGATGATCTCGGCAACCCAGGGCGGGGTACCGAGTAGACGCCATAGCCATTGCATGGCGGTTCCTCCTCTGGTCGAGGATTTGTGGGCCCGATCCGGGCATGAAAAAACACCCGCACTGTTCGTACGGGTGTTCGATAACTGTTAGATTGTGGGCAGCGGGACGCGGTCAGGAAGGGAAGCCTGGATCGTGTCCCGCGACTACTTTCGGGAGGCGTCGTGGAGCTGTACCGGCGCGGTGATCGGTGGTCAGAACCGGCGCCGAAATTTTGCCCTCGGGGGCACCGGCTCGGACCGGGCCGCGTGCTCGTCGGATCGCAGGTCTGCTCGTGCGAGATCCACCACCACCGGACTCACGCCTGCCGGGAGTGTGACGCGGTGACCTACACGCCGCCGATGACCGCCGAGTGCACCGACTCCAGCTTCGACGGGCGCGCTCGGTAGCTACTCGACGACGGCTTCCTTATGGATGATGAGGTCGTCGGAGCCGTCGTACCGGTATGCCCGGCGTCCATCCGGGAGCAGCACCCATCCGGCCTGTCCTTCGTCAGCGGGTGGGGTGAAAGCGCTCTCGTCGGTCATGCCGTCGAGTATCCCAGGGCGCACTTCTCGCGTTATGCACCCGCCTCGCTAAGCCTTCTGGGCGTCGCGGTATTCGACGAGATCCCACTTCTGTCGCTCGATGCGGACACCGAGCCCTTGTCGTTCGATCCACTTGGAGTGCTCGATTGCCTCTTCGTCCGAATTGAAGTCTTTCGTGGTCACTGCGCCGTCGCGGTTGGTGAATCGATAGGTAGTCATCAGGGCACCGTAGCGCGCCAGACCGAGCGGTACGGCACAATGCTGCGCATGGCTCGGAACCGGCGCGCACTCAGCAGCAAGACCCAGAAGCTCATCGGCGGAGGGCTCGCTGCGGTGACGGTCGTCGCGGTCACGGCGGGCCTGCTGTACGACAACGTCCGCACGTCCGGTGTGGATGTCAGCTCCTCCGCTGTCGCCTATACGCCGGCACCACCAGTCGACAAGACCATCCCGGTCGTGCCCATCGCGGATGTGATGCCACGCCTCGACGACCCTGCTCGCGCATTCAACGTCGTCGTTCTCGGAGACTCGACCGGAGCCGCACGCCGAGGTTGGGTGATCCAACTGGCCGAAGCGATGGGCGAGCGCACTGGACGCGAGACCAAAGTCCATCAGTGGAGCGTCGAGCAGGAACCAGACGTCTACCTCGACCCTTACGGGATCAAGCAAGGCCCCGGTTCGCCGATCACCATCTGGAACGGATCGGCATCGGGCGAGAACCCGTCCTACACGATGACCATGTGGAAAGAGCTTGCACCGATCCCGGACGAGACGGTCGATCTGGTGATCATCAATCACGGCCACAACGTCGGAGAAGGCAGCCTCGCAACGGCCGGCGCGCTCATGGCCAAGCGCGCAGCTAAGCAGTTCCCAAACGCCGCTGTCGCGACGATCCTGCAGAACCCGGAGCGACCCGGCTCGGTCCACGCCGAGGCGCAGGACGGAAACGTAGAGCAACTCCGCGAGCGCATCGGACTGATCGGACTGCCAGTGATCGACGTCCACACCCCGTACACCCAGATGCCCGGTTGGGAGTCAGCGTTCGACACCCCAACCGGGAACCTGCACCCCGACCAGGCCGGGTATGACCTGTGGACCAACGTCGTCCGTCAGACGCTCGGAATCTAAGCCGGGATTACACCCGCCCAGACGTCAGCACCAGGGCCGTTCGCGGCTTTGTACATTCCCGACCTGCCAATGCGGAACGTGCCGGATCCGCGCACCTCGAACTGGAACGCCATGCGCAGCGTCGCGGTCGACGGCACCACGACGAGCGGCGTCTGGAACACGCCCTGACGTGGGAAATACTGTGCCTCGGGAAACACGATCCCCGCCGTCTGTTCCATGTCGATGCCCTGCGCGCCGACGCCGAAGTCCGGCTTCATTGCGATGAGGTTGAGGCGCACTCGGCTGGTGGTATTGGCGGGGATGTCCGTGTCGGTCTGGAACTCAGCGAGCGCGTAGAGCTGGTCGGCAGTGTTGTACACCGTCCCGAAGCCGGTGATGTTCTGCCCGATCTTCAGCTCACCAGAGACGAGCGTGATCTCCTGCCAGAAGCCGGGGATACCGTCCGTTCGCGCCACCTTGCGGCAGGTGAACACCGTCGTCGACAGTGGGTCGACACGCCACGAGTCGGAGAGCTGCCCCGACCCGCCTGCGCCGATGGTGCCCGCGGTGCCGAATTGCAGAGGGTTGACGATCAAGTTCGACGCGTCGCCGTTGTTCTGCGGGCACACGTCGATCGCGGGAGTCATCAATGCGACGCGCTCGGCGGCAATCTGGCCCATCGCGGCCGCGCCCTGCGGATTAGGATGCAGGCCCGAGGTGTCCGAGACGTTGGTGTGTCCGAGTTTCCAATCCATCGACGAGCCCACCGACAGCTTGGAGTTCCAGTCGATCAGGACCAGGCCCTTGCGCTCGCGGGCGGTGCGCCGCAGGTAGTTGTTGATCTCGTTCGCGCGGTCTTTCACCACGGTCGTAGCACCGGTTTTCGGGGTGACCGTGAGCTGCACGATGCGGATACCGGCTGCGTCAGCGGCGTTCCACATCGACACCAGATTCGCGACCGTCTCGGCCTGCGTGAGGGAGGTGTCGTTCGTCGGCCCGCCGAGGAACACCCAGCCGGGAGCGAGCGCGACAACGTCGGCCTGAAACCGTGCTGCCTGCTGCGTGGTGGTCTCGCCGGGGATTCCCGAGTTGCGGAGCAGCTTGAATCGGTGCCCGAGTCGGCAGTTGAGGTGCGTCCACCAGCCGTTCGAGTTCGCTGTGCGGATGGTTCCCGAGTTGTACTCGGAGTGCGCCTGGTTGACGATCGAGTCGCCCATGATGACCGCGGTCATCTTCATCGTCGGATCGCCACCACCACCGGCCGCGACGATGCCCTGCACCGATAGTGGGGCGTACGCGGCCGCGACGTCGGTGAGCGTCTGGCGGGGATTCTTCCTGGTCGCGCGGGCCATCAGGAGAACACCACACCGGACAGAACGAGCGTGATGGACGCCGCAGTACCTGCAATGGCCGAGACGAAGTCGCCGGGGCCGAGGAAGTGGCCGGCCAACTCGGAGACCGTGATCGAGTCACCGGCCACGAGCGAATAGGTGAGGACACGATTCGCGGCACCCGCAGCCCCACCCGACTTCACGAGCGAGAGCGATACCAGCACCGTCGCCGCCGAGGTGTTCGTCAGGGTCGCTGCGGCGAGCTTGGTGGACGACGCAGTGGGGCACGTGTACTGCGTGACCTCGGCTGCGGTGAGTTGCTGTGAGACCAGGACGGACGGCAGAGCGCTCGTCGCGGCCATGATGTTCTGGGGCATGGTGCGCTCCTAGTTTCCGAGTCCGGCGATGGTCAATGCGAGGGATTTTCCGAAGGCGGTCTGCGCCTCCGCAGCGGGTGAACCGGCACCAGAAACGGGTGCATAACTCTGGTCAGCTTCCTCCTTGGTCAGCCCTCCCCCGCCACCGCTCGGCGGGTTGAGCATCAGGTACGCCTCGACGGCCGCGCCCACGACGACGTCGGGAGTGCCGGCCGGAATCCCGAGCGCCGCCGCGATCAGAGTCGAGAGCGTCGGGGTGCCCGACGCCGGGACCGTGAACGCGAACTCGCGGCCACTCAGCATCACCGACGCAGGCCCCGGCTGGAGATCGACCGTGATGACGCCGTTCACCGGGTTCACGACCTGGACGTCCTCGGTGACGAGGTTCGTCCCGGCCGTGCGGACCGCTGGCGACGTGAAATGCACTGGCGTGACGCGGGATACGCCCGCGATGTTGGTGAGCTTCTGAGTGACGACGGTCATCGAGATCTCCGATCTTCTCGCTGCTCGCGCAGAAGGGATTTCATCATCCAGAGGTAGGCGACGATGCCGGACCCGTAGACGATCAGACGAATGGTGTCGCGGTTCCAGTAGTCCGATTTGTAGATGACGCTGAGCGAGATCTGAATCAGGACGATCGACAGCACGATGGACTTCGCGAGGTAGACCCGGCCGACCCGGTTGTGCTTCCAGCCGTCCGAGGAGCGGATCGCGTATAGCAGAGTGAAGGCCACGACGACGATCGCGAGGGCGAAGAGCGCCCAGTTGCCCACATCACGCAGGGTCATTTGCCACCCCGCATGGACTGCTGCAGCATCTCGGTCCATCCATTGCGGCGCAACTCCTTCCAAAGCACTTCGGTCACTTCGACGGCCTCCTCACGGGTCTTCTCGGACTGCATCCGGCGCTCGACCGACTGGGCATGGTCCATCGCTGCACCGAGCGCCTGAGCTTCGGCTTCTTCGATCCGCTTCGACCAGGGCAGTCTCATGACGGATGCCCCGCATTTCCTGTTGCTTCACGAATTGCCTGGATGACATGGGCTGAAAGCTGCCCGGCGACCTTCTGCTCGGACACGGTCTCGACGAGGGTCGCGATCGTCTTCGCGTCTTCGGACTCGCGGCCCTGCGAGTGATCGGCCGCGTCCTGCAGGGCCTTCATCAGGCGGCGATGAGCGGGGCCGAGGACGAGCCACTCGCGGATCAGTGCGAGCCCGATCAGCAGAACGAAGATGATGACGACCCCGACCACGCCCACGCCTTCCCAGGCCGAAGGCGTGAGCAGGTTCATCACCCGATCCTGGGTTCAGCCGCCAACCAGGCGAGCACACCGGAGCGCTGCAGCAGGTCGTTCACGCCGGGGATAGCCAGCACTCGGGTGACGACGCCCGTGACTGCGAGCGCTCCGGCCGAGACGCCTGCAGCGCCAGGGACTCCGGCATCGTCCGCTGCCGCCACGATCGCGGGCAGGAGCGGGCCGACGCCGACAAGGAAGGCGAACAGGGTCCGAATCGTCGCTCGCCAGGGGTATTTCGACTGCGATGCATCCTCGGGAAGTGCGTGCCGTCCCATCACTTGCCACCCTTCAGGAGTGCGAGGATCTCGTTGTTCTGATCCATGACACGGGCGATGCCGTCGACCAGCGTGCGGGCCTTCACGTCACCGTCGCCGAGCTGCTCCCACCCCTCGAAGTTGGGCCCACCCGCGAGCTGGGTGAGGATCACGGCGACCGCCTCGGTGAGGAATCGGTTTCGTGCCGGGTCGGTCTCGACGGCGTGGCCGAGGATGTCGAACCCCTTGCCGTCGGGGCCGAAGAACTGTCCTGCCACTGCGGTTGCTTCGCTCATCTCGTTCTCCTTCTCGGGGGTGGCCGCACCGAACAGGGCGGCGAGTTGGGTGTCATCACCGCGGAATGCGTTGACGTCGATCGATTGGCCGGCAACGCGGCCCTTCTCGGAAAACTGGAGGAAGGCGACGTCCTTATTGCCGAACGGAAGCCATCCCTGCTGACCGTCAGGTCCGCGCCAGTCGTCGCCCGGGTACAGCTTCGAGGCGTAGTCGGAGCCCGCGACGTAGTGCGAGTTCCACAACGGGGCCGGAAGCCAGGACAGGTCGAACGACTTCATTCGACTCGACCAGTACCAGCGCGGGATGTAGACCGGCAGCAGACGAGCGCCGCGATCGAGGAACGCCTGCACCCGTTTGGCGAGATCCTGCGCGGACCCAGCTCGGTCCATGTCCTCGTAGTCGATCTGAACGAGTGAGGTGCCGCCGTGTGCGAAATAGGCATCAGCTTCTCGCTGCGGATCGGCGTCGACCTTGCAGAACACGTACCCGGCATTACGGCCCGGGAAGTGTTCGGCCATCTGCTCTTTCGCGCGGGGCCAGTACGGGTCTCGGTATCCGGTCCCCTCGGTCACCTTGTGGGTGGCAAAGGAGAAGCCCTCGCGCTTGGCTGCTGCGAAGTCGAAGTTGCCTTGGTGATTGCTGACGTCGATTCCGTACAGCGTCATCGTCTTTCTCCGATCAGTTGGGTGAGGATTGCCGACCACCACACGTCATCGTTCTCGTCGACGGCCGGGATTGCCGGAGGTGGTGGCGCGGGCTGACCCGGCCACGCAGCGCCCGCGAACCACGGTGTGGGATCGAGGCGGTCCGGCCCGGGCTGTGACCACACGGATCGGTGCACCTCGAAGTGCAGGTGCGGTGCGATCGGCTTCTGTCGGGTGCCGCCATTAGTCGTCGAATCGGGGTTGATGTACCCGATTCGTTGGCCGGCTTCGACACGCTGCCCGACGCGGACCTCGGGGATGATGTGGCCGTAGACAGTCAGGCCCGATCCGTCGGCGGTCGGGTGGTCGATGTTGATCCACTGCCCGAATCCCGACGCCGGTCCGGCCTTGGTGACGGTGCCGCCCTGAGCGGCGTAGATCGGCCGGCCACCCGAACCGCCCTGTCGGCCATAGTCGTTGCCCCAGTGCGTTCCACCCCGCCACTGCTGATAGCCGAACGTGTCGGTGACGAAGAACCCGAACTCGACGGGTAGGTACCTCATGCGTCCTCCTGTGCTGGTCGGTTCAGGCGTGCCGCAACTCGGCCGGAAAGTGTTGCCGCGCGGGCCATGAGCGTCCCCGGCTCGGGATTGAGCAGGAACGTCAGATTGAGGAATGCCACCGCGCCATCGAGGCCGTGCTCGCGGACGTAGTTCTCGGCGTGATCGACACGAACCAAGTACATCGGCCAGTGCGTATGGGCTTGCAGCCGGTCCAACTCGTCGGGGGTGGGGACGACGATCTCGGTGGTGCGGTCCTCGTTCATGATCCACACCGCGTCTGGGTGACTGTCGTCGGCGAGCAGCTCGAGGAATTGCTCGCGGGTGACCTTCACGACCCTTCCATCAGCTCGTAGCCGATGTCCGACAGGGCTTCGGCGTGAGTCCTGTCTGCCGCACGGTGGAGAATCCACATGATCGGTTGGCTCGGGTTCTGCCGGATTGCGCCAGTCTCGTCTGCGGCCAGAACGATTGCCTCGTCTGGACAATTAGGGAGGGTAGCGACGGTAACCGCAACGTGGGTGACGCCGTTCAGGGGCGGGGATAGCTCGTAAAGATGACTCGTGGGCTGCAAGGTCGAAACGTTCTCGATCGTCATTGTTGCCGTGGGCATTTCGCTCCCTTCACTATTTGTACGAGGTGATCCAGCAGGCACCCGGTGCACCATTGCCACCATTGCCCGCGAATCCGAAGATGTTGTAGGAGCCGCCGCCGCCACCAGGTGCGCCCGGATTGCCGCCGTTGCCGCCACGGCCGCCGTTGCCAGTGCCCGCGTTGCGTGCGCCACCACCACCACCCGTGCCCGGGTAAGGCTTCGTTGGGGGTGAGGGCGAGTTTCCGTTACCACCAGCAGCACCGCTAGTACCTGCTCCTGCGGCACCGCCATTGGCGAACGCGTGACCTGTACCCGCAGTAGGTTCGTACGGGACAGTGAATCCACCGGCCGATACGACGTAGCCGCCGTTACCTCCGCGGATATTGAGTGTTTTCGACCCAAAACCGTGTGCGGTCGAGAGAGCGCCGCCCGCAGCGAGGAACGCTCCGAACGTGCTGTTGCCTCCACCTGTGCCCATCGTGTTGTCAGCGGTGGCACCGACGCCGCCGTTGCCGAGCGCGACGGCAACCGTGGCGGGTAGATCGCCGTCGAAGAACTCAGCGTCGTTCCACCCACCGGAGTAGCCACCAAGGCCGCCGCCGTTCGCGCCGAACTGGGTTCCGTTCGATCGACCACCGCCACCGCCACCGCCGATGATCTCGACGACGTGACGGGAGAACCCGGTTGGTTTGGTCCAGGTCCCATCCATGCCGAAGTAGGCACGCTGTGCGGACGCGCCGCCGCCCGCATCGACTTGGTCGATCCGGTTATCCAGCCGCGGCACTTCGACATCCGCTACTTGGTTGACTCGATTCTTGACCCCGAGCATCCCGCCAATGAAGTCCGCTGCCGCGCCTACTATTCCGAAGATTCCTTGCGTCAGAAACCCAAGGAATCCCCCACTCCCCCAGAGGTTGTTCTGACCCTTCCCGTACGCGGTCACCGCGGGATTCTTGAGACGGTTCCGAATCCCCGCCTCGGACTCCAGACTGCCGAACTTGTTGCCATCACCGACGACATACGCCTCGTCGGGTGGCGGCTGATTGGGATACGACATCTCACACCCCTCGGTGCTTGTTCAAGATTTGCTGTCGCGGCTTCCCCGAGGCCATCTCGGCGGCGATGACGCGGCGCTTCTCAGCAGCCGAGCACGCCATCAGATACCCGTTGACGGTGCTCGGAGTGTGTTTGCGCGGATCGAACAGCTCTCCGTTGATCTCGGAGGCAGTATCGACCGGTTCCGGCTCCTGGCCGGGCACCACTCCGAGGTAGCGGAGTTGCTCGGCATGGATCTTGTTCTCATCGACAGTGAATTTCGACAGATCGGCCACCTCGAACTTGTCGCGCTCGGGTTCGTCGCGGCCGATCCAGTCCGACGTGCCGTTGAGGTAGTGATCGGGGCCCCGATACGGCGTGACGAGCTTGATGACGCGCAGCTCATCGTGGTACCGCAGGCCTCCGTCGTACCAACGCTGCGACCATTGCTTGCGCATGTCCGGTGGCGGGGTGAAATTCTGCACCGCAGTGAACGGCAGCTCGACCATGAGCGGTTGAAACATCTGCTCGGGATCGTTCATGTCGACGTTGTCGAACGTGGGCAGTCTGGCCATGTGAATATTCCTCTCCGAGAACGCGCTTCGATGGAGCAGAGGTGGTTACAGAACGCCGAGCTGCTGGAGCATCGCGAAGAACTCCTGTAGATCCTGGAATGCACGCAACATCGGGTCTTCGTGCTGGCGTTCGCCGATCTGGATCGTCCAGGTGCAGGCGTCGTCGCGTGACCATGCGAGCGTCAGCTCGGCAACGCGCTCGACGAAGATGCGTCCGGCCGGCATCCCGAGGATCGTGAAGCCGACACGGTCGCCGAGGAAGAAATCACCGAAGCCCTGGGCACCCACACGCCACGGCGAGTTGTCCTCGACGGTGAGCGTGCAGCGATTGACCTCGCGCGACTCGTACATCGACGCGCGCTGCGCGAGGACGTAGCCGATCGTGTACGCCCGGTCTGCGCCTTCGGCCCATTTCTCCTTCTTGTGCGACCAACCCGAACGTTGTGCTCTCGCGACGCTCTTCCAGACGCCGAACGCGAGGAACGTGTCGGTGTACAGAGGGGCCAGCAGCGCATCCGCGACGCCGCCGAGTGGAGGAACGCCGGGGATCATGGCGGTCAGATCGCCGGTCATGGTCACGAGGGCTTTCAGAGCCTCGTTGGTGCCCGGCATGGAGTGGCCACCGGCCACCGACTGCACGGCACCAGCTGGCTTGTGCGAGAACGACGACGACGAGATACCCGTCCGCTCACCCTCGGGGAAGATGACGCCCGGCATCTCGGGCTTCGTGCCGCGGTATCCGGGCTGGTAGTACTCCCCCGGGATGTTCGGATCGTCGATCTGCTCGATGGTTTCGGTCAGACCGTCGCCGCCGATGTTGACGAGTTCGTTGATGATCCCGCCGAAGATGTTGCCGCGAAATGCCGTACCGGTGGTGAAGCCCGACTTGTCGACGAGATCCCAGACCAGGCACCCGTTGCGTAGGTTCGCGCCTGGCCACGGCGGCTCATCGCCCTCGAAGTAGCGTCGCCACTCCCACGAGAGCTGCCCGTCGGTGACGGCCTTGCGGGTCGCCTCGTGCATGTTCTTGAATCGAGACAGGATGACGCCGCCGACGCTGTTGTCTGGGCCCATCATCGGCTTCACGGCCATCGACCAGGTGCTCTGATCGAGGTTGAACCATTTCGACAGATCGAGTGGGTTGTCCGGGAGCATCCATAGCGACGCCTCGAGACGGAGAATGTTGCAGAAAAGCGTTGTCAGGCAAGAGAACTTGGCCGATCCGAACATGAGCCACTGATGCGGGAACTGCACCTCGGCCGGCAGGAACGGATTCGCCCACGCGAGGATGTTCTTCAGTTCCTCGTAATCGGACTTGAAGATGACCCGGACGTATTTCTCGCCGTTGTCGTCCTTGTTGACCTGAAGTTCTTCCATGCGGCCGGTCCAGCGCGCGCCGTCCTTCTCGACCCGGACGTGCACGTTGGTCGTCGGCCGCGCATCGATGTCGACCAGCCACTCGGACAGGTAGTAATCGATCGGCATATCCATCTTGCCGATGCCGGTCTCGTTGTCGACCCACTGAAACGAGGCGTTGTACTCCTGCTTGCAGACTCCTCGGAAATTCCAGTCGCCGTCGTAGAGCTCGACGAGCGGAGGATGCAATCGACGACGTTGTTCCGTCTCGATGCCCGCGGTCATCTCCTCGAACATCTTGTCGAAATCGAGGGTCTGCACTGTCGCCATACCGACCTCCGATCAGGAGAGAGCTACTGGAGTCCCCAAGGCCTCGTCCACGGACGCGGCAGCCGTAGGTTGATGCCGACACCAGCGGGTGCCAGCGACATTGCGACGTTCATCTGTCGCGCGGGTGTGTAGGGCGGGATGCCGTACAGGAAGCGGACCATCTTCATTCGCATGTAGTAGGCGGTGTCGATCGACGACCGGAACTGCCCACCCTTGGCCGCGCTGTCTGTGTTCACCATGACGTTCTCGCCCGCGAGCATCGTGGGCATGACGATCTGTCGATTCGCATGTCCGACAGCAGCATCGAATGACCGGGTGCTGTAGTAGTCGCTGCCGAACGAGTAGTCCGGAAGCGTCGGCTTCCCCGGTGCCTGGCATTGCCAAATGGCGAAGATCGGAATGTCGGTCGGATTGAGCCACTCGTCCTCGGCGAACGAGCCGTCCTCGCGACGCCAGATGTTGCCGGTGACCGTGGAACCGTTCGTCGTGTCCGACGGTGCGACCCAGGTTTTCGCGACCGACTCCTCGTACCAGAACGGATCACCCGAGACGCACGTGACGATGATCGTGTCGACCTGCGTCTGATTCGGGTCCGACTTCGCCGCGATCTTGAGTTCCTTCGCGAGCCGGATTTTGAGATACCGACGCGAATTCTTCGTCTCGATCCAGAGCTTGCAGTCCTTCTCGGCCGACCAGGCTTTCGCCCACTCCGAGTCGTTGTCCTGCCAGTCCGGACCGCCGACGTTCCCGGCGATCTCGACGGAGAACACCGTGCGCCGCTCGGGGAACTTCTTACCCTGGAAATCGGCACCGTTTTGGAACGCCCACGACTTGTACATCGTGACGAACGGGGCGTCGTAGAAGTCGTCGATATCCGACCCCAGTACGACGCCCCGGTTCCCTGCCTTCGGACCGGCGAGACAGAACATCTCGCCGTTGTGGCCCTCGAACTCGACCACCGTGGAACGTGCCACCATTCCAATCCCCCTCTATCTGGTTGCTTGGAATGCGAGAGCGTCCTCGCGACGACGTGCACGGTCCTTCGACATCGCCTCGTCCATATCGGCGACGTGGTAGTGGATGTGCTCCTCGACGATCTTCGCGCCTTCGAGCAGACCCTTGAGCAGACCGCCTGCCTGCGTGGGGATTCCGAGATCGGAGAACGCCTGATCGACGTTCGCCTTCACGAAGTCACCAGCAATCGATCCAGGTGTGGCCGACGTGTCGATGCTCGACTGGTATGCCGAGTCGACGCCACCTCCAGGCGAGAACGATGCTCCTGCACCGGAACTGCTCGAACTCGAGCTGCTCGGTGCAGTAGAACCGCCGCTCGTGCTCGGCGATGCCGGAACATCCACATCGGCGTCACCGACAGGAAGCTCGGCCGGCGCAGGATTGCCTCCGGTGAACGAGCTACCCGGCAGATGCCAGAAGTCGGTGAACTGCGAATCGTCGCCACCCACGGTCCCGCCGAACTTGCCGCCACCGTACGAGCCGCCCATCTCGAAGTTCTCACCCGTCGGCAGGGTCGCCGCCGTGTGTCCACCACCGGGCCCGCCGTTCTTGAACCCGACGAGCAGATCTTCGCCACGAGTGCCCTTGCCCTGGACGAAGCCGCGTGCGGCCAGCTCGTCGGCCTCGTTGCCCGTCGCGAACCTGCTGCCGAACGGATCTCGACCGGTTGCGTAGTTCGCGAGCGCCGAGACGGCACCCGAGCAGTCGCCCCAGTTGACGCCGCCCCAGTCGTACGGCTTCCCATCGACGCCCCGGGCGAAGTCGCGCAGGGCTTCCTTGGTGACCATGCCGCCGTCGGCAAAGCCCGCCAGCTCTCGGCCGCGCAGGATCGCGTCGACGAGTGGCGAGTCCTCCTCCTGGCCCAGCACGTTGCCGGTGTAGTCACCTCGACCGATGAGCGAACCGAAGCCGCCGACCATCGAATGTAGGAAGTCGGCCGACGGAACCCACCCGTCGTTGATTGCTTCCAGGATCGGAAGCGTCTGCGGCGTAACCGAACTCGCCTTGTTGATGAATTCGCCCGTCGAGGCGCGAATCAGCATCGAGTCGGACCGCGGCCCGCCCGGCCCGTTGAGCATGCCGCCGTCCCGGAAGTACGGGATGTCCGGCGTATCGATACTGACCCGACCGCCGCCGACGATGCTCGGCAGATTGAACCCGAGCGAGAAGTTGTTCCACTTCCCGATGATCCAGTTCAGGACGCCCTTGAACCCGTTACTCAGGCCGTCCCACATTCCCGACGCGGCGTCGGAGATGCGGCCCGGCAGGCCGGTGACGAAGCCGACCAGCTCATCGAACTTGCCGACGACCCAATCCTTCGCCTCACCAGCTTTATCGCCGATGTATCCGAAGTAGTCGCCGAGCGCGGTTATGCCGCCCGAGACCTTTTCGTACATCCAATTCCAGCCCTGCAGGATGGCATCCCACGTCGCTGTCACGATCTCGCGACCGACCTCGGTCTGAGTGAAGAAATAGACCAGTGAACCCACGAGTGCCCCGATGGCGACGACAATGATGCCGATCGGATTCGCCGTGAGAGCGGCATTCCAAAGCCATTGCGCTGCAGTGGCGATAGTCGTTGCCGCCTGAATTCCCATCGTGACGGCCTTGTACGTGATGTAGGCCGCGCCGAGTGCGCCGACCGTGATCGCGAGAACCTTGGTGACGGTCTCGTTCTCCTGCATCCAAATGACCGAGTTCTGTAGCGCCTCGACCAGGCCGGTTTGCAGTGATCGCTTGAACTCTTCGAGCTTGGTTGCGCCGTTGTCGCTGAGCGTCGTTCCCATTCGCTCGGTCGCGCCCTCGAATCCGGCCATAGCCGGTTCGGCACCGGCCAGCCCGGACAGGAAGGCGGGAATCTGGTCGATCGAAAGATCCTCGAGAGGAGTGCCGAACAGGGCGATTGCAGTGTTCGCACGAGTCGCCGGATCTTCGATCCCCAAAAGCCCCTGCGCGGTTCTCTGTAGCGCGTTCTGCGCTCCTTCCCCACCTGCCGCTACAGCATTGGACATCTCCTGCGCGTCAAGGCCGATCGCCTTGTATGCGTTCGACGAGGCCTCGCTCATGTCCGATCCGCGGATTGTGAATTCCTTGAGCGAATCACCGGTCTTGTCGAGCGCGAACTTGCCTTGCTCGGCTGCGCTTACCAGGAGATTGAAGGATTCCTCACCGGTGAACCCGAGCGAGCGAAAGTTGGTTCCGTACTCCTGGATGATCTCGGGCAGCTCGTCGCGCATCGCGGCCGGGACGCGCTGAAAGCTCTGCGTCATCAGGTCGAATGCCTCGGTCGAGTCAGCCGCCAGCCCGTTGTTGAGCAGCTGCGAGGCGGTCTGCACAGCAGACGAGACGTCGGTGCCGAATGTGTCCGCGAAGTTCAGAGCATTCTTGGTGACCGTATCGAGACTGGCCTCGCCCTCGAAACCCAATGTGTGGAAGGACGATTGGACGATGCCAACCGCTTCGGATACTTCACCCATCGACTCGCCGAAGGCTTGCGAATAGATCGAGGCCGTCGTGCTGGCCAGCTCGGCTGCCTGCTCGCCATCGACGCCGAGCGATGCTGCGAGTCGGTCGGTCGAGACCTCGTTCTCCATCGAGGACATCGCGAGTTCCATCGCGGTTCCGACGCCGGCCGCGGCGATGGCCATGCCACCGAGCTTCTTGGCGTTATCGTCGATCGAGCCGCCGAGATTGCCGAGCCCCGAGCGGAATCGACCGGTGCTCTGCTCGGTCTCATCGGTCGCGTTCGCGGCGCGACGGTTCGCCTCTTCGAGATCGTTCGTCGCGCGAGTGGTGGCCTCGGTCGTACGCAGGGCATTGCGCTGCGCGGTCTGCAGGCGCTCCTCTGCGGTGGCCAGCTGTGACGCTGTAGCGCGACCGGAATCGCGCAGTTCCTGCAGTTTGAGCTCGGCGACCCGGACCTTGCCAGCGGCGTCGGCTTCTTTGTCGCGCGCGGTCGAAAGCTTGGCCGATGCGGCAGCGACCTGCGCTCGGGAGGCCTCGATGCCGGACGCAATTCCAGCACCGGCCGCACGTCCCGCAGCGCGGCCTGCCGTCCCGAGCGTGCCGGTCAGTTCGGATTCGAGAGCACCAGCTGCGCCGCGCATCGAGGGGATGACCTGCAGGACTGCGTAACCGACGTTCTCCATGCAGGCACCCCCTCGCGACTAGATTTCGCCGGCCTCGATTGCGCGATTGCGCTCGGCGAACTGCTTTTTGAGCTGCCTGATTCGGCGATCGCGTGCCGCACTCTGCTTTGGCTGCACGCGTGGGATCGGCCGGGCCGGGTGATCCTTGCCGGTCCAGGCCTTCCAGATGTCCGAGAGCAGATACTCGGTGTGACCCCACCGGGGCTTGCCCTTGTTCGACTCGATGACGAGCGACGAGTCATTGGGCAGGTTTTGAATCCGTACCCAGATCTCGCGCAGCGTGAGTCGTCGCTGTCCGCACTTGTCGAACCTCCACCGATCCGAATAGCGGATCCCGTGGAAGCGAGAGAGGTCCGCTTCCACGAGGTCCGCGTGCTCGTCCAGTGCTCGGAGGAGGGTGATCAGTTTCCCGTGCTCAGATCCGTCACGGCCTCGTTGATCGTGTTGAACAAGTCGCGAGCTTCGGTGTTCGTCAGACGCGGCCGAGCCTGCCTCAGAAGCGCGGTCTGCTCACCGCCCAGAAGACCTGTGAGCGCAACGGGGACGTTGCCTGCAGCGAGAGGTCGGGTAACCGTCCAGAAGTCCCACTCGTCCGGATCGGACGCGATATGGAACGTCATTCCCTCCCACTCGACGGTGACGGTCTCGGTGCCCTCGGCTTCGATCTGCGCTGCGGACTTCTTGCGGTCCTGCGGCTGCTTCACGTTGGCAGGCTTGTGTGGCTGCGCTCGCTTGGCTGCGGCCCTCTTGGCGGGGGCGCGGCGAGTGGCGGACTTGATCGGTGTGGGTTCTGCGTTGGTCATGGTCGCGGTTCCTTCGTGTCGGTGGAAAGTTTCAGCCCCTCGGTGCGGAGCAGGTGACGGAGTAGCTCGGCGATCAGCAGATCGCGCACATTGGCGTCGGCCTCCTCGTCGTATCCGACCTGGTCTTTCAGGTCGCGATCGAACGCGGCGAGCGTGTCGACCGTGGTTCGATTCGATGGGTCTGCCTCAGCTGCGGTTTCACGTTTTGCGATCTGCACAGCGGCGAACAATCTGTTGCGCGTGAGTGCGTCGTTCGGGATTGTGCCGTCGGGGTTGGCGATACCGAGACGCTCCGCAGCGGCCCGGATCTCGTCATTGGTGGGCATGTCGGACATTCGCGGTTCTTTCTCTCGTTCGCGGTTCGGATCAGGTGAAGACAGCGGGCCGGTCGAACCGCGTGAACTCCCGGCCCGCTGTCGATCAGGAGCCGACGACCGTGACGCGCGAGGCGGGCGACGGAGTCAGCAGGCTTGCATCAGCAACGAGCAGCTGATTGGTCTCGCCGAGGAACTCACCGGCGAGCTTGATCACGTACGCCCCGACGGTGCCGGTTACCGTGACCTGGCCGGTGCCGAGGATTGCCTCGAGTGCAGCCTGTACGGCAGTGGTTGCGGCGTTGTACGCGATCGCTCCGGTGACCTGGTCCTCGAACGCGAGAGTGAAGGTTCCGGTCGTAGCGCCGACGACGGTGACAGTCTGCGTCTCGTTGACCGGTGTGTACTGACGGATGTAGAGCAGACCGTCGCCCTGTGCGTAGATCGTGGCGGTGACTTCCTTGCCCGACGGATCGGACTCGTTGCGGTCGAGGTTCGGGATCCACAGTGACGATGGCACCGCAGTGAACATGCGCTCCTTGCGGCCGAAGTCGTTGATGGTCTCGAAGCACACGCCCATCAGCGCGGGACGCGGGACGCGAATGCTGGTCGCCGACGACCCGGGGTGTGCGATCTTCCGCGTGATGCGGTTATCTTCGAGAAGCGTGAGCTTGCGCGACTCCTCGTAGTTCTTGTAACCCTTGCGGTACAGGCCGATTCCCCAGCCGAAGTGGGTCGACTCGTCCCACTTACGCTCGTTCGAGAAACCCGAGTCGCCGTCGAGGATGCCTCCGTTCGCCCACGCGCGTGGCAGTGGGTCGGCGATGGTCGCGGGCTTGAGGGCGGTACCGGTCGGGTCGAAGTAGACCCCGGCGTTCGCCCAGATGTTCACTGCTGTGGGGTTGTTTGCGGGCATGACTGAATCCCCTTTCGGGAGTTGGTGTGATGGAGCCACCCGAAAGGGGTGGTCGAGCGCGAATTAGATTGCGGCTGTGCGCATGCGAGTGAGTACGGTTGCCGATGCCATGAGGCCGAGATTCTTCGAGTCGCGGGCGTCGAGCACTCCGGTGCCGGGAAGGATCTTTGCGACACCAGGAATGCTGGAGCTGAGCAGCAATCCGATGGCCGTGCTGACGATCTCGCGCGAGCCGGTGCGACTGTTCGACCAGACAGTGAGTCTCAGCGTCGGCTTGCTCAGCACGGGCCACAGGAGCCCGCCGCCGTCATCGGCCACCACAAGCATCGGTGGCTTGTTCGGTTTCCACTCGTCGTCGAGGGCGAGTGCGCACCGAACACCGGGGAATCGGCCGGCGAAGTCTTCCGCGAGGAAGTCCTTCACCGGCCGGGCTGCATCCTGCGGTACGTACACCGTCACGAGGTCACCTCAAGTCCCACCGCTGCGGCCGCTCGGGTGAGCGCGCCGTCGGAGACCTGCAGCTCGACGCCGCGCGGATCCGCGATGATCACCAGCGCCGCCGAGCGGTCGGATGTGTACGGAGCCACGACGACGTCGATCTCGTCGTCGTCGATTGCGGCGCGGACATTCTGTGCGATCTGCTCGGATGCCGCGTTGGTCATCGGGCCGAACGACTTGAGCACCTTTCCGACCCCCGCTCGGTCGAGGCGCAGCCGAACCCCCGAGGCCATCAGCCCACCGCCTTCATCAGCTCGACGACCCAACTGCAATCCTCGGGATCTTCGTCGTCGATGTTCTCGGCAACGTCGCCGTCGATCTCGAACTCGACACCGCGGACGATGATCGTTCCGGTGTTGACGATCGAGACCGGAGGACGCTCGGTGATGTAAACCCGCATTCGGGTTACGCGTCCGTTGCGGCCTCGCTCGGGTGCCTCGGTCGAGCCGAGCGGCTCGATGACACAACCAGGGATCGTGACCGGAATCGACGAACCCGCAATCGGATCGTCGTTGTCGTCGCGGCGCTCCCCCGGCATGTAGATGACCGATTCATCGAAGGTCGACACAGTCACTCCGATCGCCGAAGTGGCCAACGGGCATCTCACCGAACGAGATTCCGAGCAGTTGACAGTGCCATTTCAGGAAACGAAGTTCACCATCGGGATTGGTGAGAGTCCCTGCGCGCGAACGAGGCCCGACCGCTTTGGTGTACGACAAATGCCCGCGCATCGAGCCGGGTGTCATCGCGTCACGCACCACCGACGTGACGACGGTGCGAGCATCGTCCTCGTCGATCGGCTTCGTCGATTTGCGTCGAATGATCCGAGACGCTGCGGCGAGAAGATCCGCGGCATCGTTCCGCTCGAACTCGCTGAGGGGACGCCATCTCGACTCGAACTCGCCGACTTCGACGAACGTATCGGTGTCAGCCATGACGCCCCCCTTCATCACGGCAGCAGCTCGATGAGCTTTGCGCGCGTGAGATCCTCGGCCGCGTCCTCGGCGAACCCGGCCGCACCATCTGTCGCTTCGTGAACCTTGACGGCGTACGCGACCCACTCGGCCTTGGTTGCCGTCGGTTCCGGTCGATCCGGATTACCGGTCGACGCCGGGGGCTGATCGGATGGCGGCTCACCGTCGGGAATCAGGAGGTCGACCGGGTCTTCGATCACGACAACCTCGGCGATGAACCCCTCGTCCTCGAGACGCTTGATTTCCTCGCGCGAGACGTCCGATCCGACGGGCTGGCCCTTGTAGACGTAGGCCCGCGACCCGGTGCTCTTGAGCTTGACGATGGTCAGGGCGGCTACGCCGATGTACTGCTTCGCCATGTCAGACTCCCGTCACCTTGATAGCGGCGTTCGGTTCCTGGACCATCGGGACACCGACCTTGCGGGCCTGCAGACGCTGGCCATCGGCGTGCTCGAGCCGGAACTTTTTGGTCTGCACACCGTCTGCCGAACCGGTGTAACCACCGCCCTGGTCCTCGAAGGCGATAGACCCGAGCTGTGTCGAATCGAGGCACATCACCGTGGTCGACGGCGGCATGTTCGTCGTCTTGACGATGGTGAATCCGGCGATCTTCTGGATGCGGCCGGTGAGAACCGGAGCCTCACCCTCGCGCGGCAGCCGGTCGAGAATCTTTGCGGCCGCGAGGAGTCGTGCGAACTGCGTCGGACGCGCGAGGATCATGTCGACCTCGAAGCCCTCATTCAGTTCGTCGATCACCGCGCCGGACAGCAGCGCGTCGAGGAACGGATCCGCACCCGCGGTGTTCCATGCAGCCGAGGCGGCCTGCGTCTGCGTGACAGCGGACGCGACGGCCGACAGCACCGTCTCGTCGAACTGCTTCGCGAGACGGTTCGCGAGCTTGATCAGCTTGCGGCTGACGATGTCCATCCGGTTGCGCGAGACCAGAGTGTCGGGGAACTCGGTTGCGAGAGCCCACTTCTCGGTCTTGACCTGAGTGATGGGACCGGCAGTATCGCCGGTCAGCGGGTACTCGCCCATGTCGCCGACGCGCTCGGCCAGGCGATCCGAGTAGATCGACTCGCCGGTCTCGAAGATGGCCGATCCGGAGCCGGTCAGATCGACGCGGCCGGACAGGATCTTGTCGCCGACGAGGCGCTGTTCGACGAGTGTGCGCAGCATTCGGTAGATCAGGACGGGATTGTTCATCAGTCGGTCGACGGTGATCCGCTGACCGTTGATCGTGGGCCCCTGGTCGGGGTAAGTGGTAGGCATCTGCCCAATTCCTTTCTCAGCGAGTGAACTTGACGGGGAACTGGACACCAGCGCCGGAGGCGGCTTCCAGCGCGGTACCGACCAGCGCATCCGGCGCGTCTGTGCCGGAGACCCAGGTCGTGACCTGACCACTGGCAGCGCACTTCACGCGCGCTCCCTGAGCGATCGCACCGGCAGCGGTCGGGTACTGCACCGCTCCCGAGTAGGCGACGAACAGCTGACCGACTGCCGCATCCTGAGACGCGACGCCGATCCAGTCGAGAGCGCCAGCGCCCGCGGTAACGCCCGCGGCAGTGACGATCTGGCCACCAGTGACCCCGCCTGCACCCGCGACGCGCGTGGGCTGGCTCTGGCCTCCGGTGAACTTGGGCAGGTAATCAGGCATTGAGAGCTCCCTTCGGAAGGCCGAGGCTTGCCTCGAGCGCGCCGATGTCGTCGGCGGAGAAGTCGGATTCGGGCGCGTCCTTGGCCGTGCCGATGGACGCGCCGACGGGCACGAGTCCCGCGGCCAGTCCGGCCAGTACTTCGCGTCCACCCTTGGGGTCGGCCTTGAGGTACGAGAGCCAGTGATCGCGCTGTGCGGGCGGGAACTTGCCGGCCTTCACCGCCTCGTCGACGAGACGACTACGGTCGTCCTCTTCCTGACGCTGCGCTGCCTGCTCGCCGCGTGCGGCTGAGGCCTGCAGAGCTGCGAGCTGCGTCGCGTCGATCTGGACCACACCGGGCGCTGCAGCGCGAGATGCTGCGGCAGCCGCGGGGACGGGCTCTTCGGGCGTGGTGGCCAGCTCTTCGGCTGCGGTCACCATCGCATCGACATCCGCATCCGCGTCCACCCCGAGGGCTTCACGGAAGGCGGCTTCCTGCTCGTCAGTGAGTGTGAGTGCCACTGTCGAGCCTCCTTTCGGATCGTTCCCGCCCGCGTGATCCGCGGTAGGGGTTGACGCCGAGGCCGATTGGCCGGGGCGTGATTCGGCACGGTTCGCGTACCGAATGGCTGTGGGTGCAGACGCCGCAATGTCCGGCGCTGCAGCAGGATCGGCAGGTGCAGCCGGGGTGACGTCCTCGTAGCGAACGACGACCGGGATGGCGGTCTCGAAGGTCACGCCGTCGGCACCGTCTCCCGTCACCGTGATTGGCACTCGTGAACGAGTTCCGGTGTCGTCGTCGATGACGATGAGCTGCAGCGGATCGAGCTGCATCTCCTCGATCCACACCGACCAGGGCGCATCCTCGTAGTAGGCGCGGCGTACGTCCTCGGTGCTGACGCCCAGCGCTACGGCGGGCGGCTTCGGGTTGGGCATGGCAGATCCCTTCAGGTGGACTGTGACTCGCTGGCCGTGACCACCGGACGACGCCGCGACGCCGTACAAAGTGGCGACGTCCTGCAGCGATTCGAGAGTTCCGATGGCCGGGTGCTCTACTCCGAGCAGCGCGACCGCGGTGATGACGAACGGGTGGGTGTGGCCGATGGCGCACTGGTACTCCCACTGCCCCTCGATCGAGCGATCCGGAAAGGCTGACGCGAGAACGGGTCCGAGCCATCCCGGCATGCCGACGTAATCGCCGACCATCGTGTGGCCGTCCTCGGCGACCGCCATGTTCGCGATCCACCCGACGGCAGGCTCGCCGTCGAAGCGGGGATCGGTGTGTCCGAGCTTGAGAACCGGGCGGCGCACCGCAGGACAATCGAGCGCGGCCACCGCCGAGGCGAAGTCGCCCGTGGTGAACGTATGCACTCCCGTGCTGGCCGACCATGTTCCGGTGTGCATCAGCTCCACCGACGGCAGGTGAGAGAGCGCAGGAGCGATAGGAACGGTCACGTCGTCACCTCTTCCGGTGCCGGTTCAGGTGCAGGCGTGGCCGGTGAACCCGACCCGAGCGGCAGGCCGTACGCCTGGCGCACCGCAGCCTTGATCGCCTCGTCAGGATCGAGCAGGCCGCCGTCGACCAGCATCTTGAGGGCAGGGGCAACGGCGTCGTGCCGAGATCCGATCTCGTCGAACACGATTCGCGGAGCCGCCACCTCAGGGCCCCAGTTCAAATCCACGAGGTCTTCGACGATGTGCTGATTCGCCGTCTCACACAATGCGTCTGCGAGGGTCTGCAGTGACATCACGAAGAAGTCTGCGAACGTGCTACCGAGCGCCCACGATCCGGTCTTGTCGCCGAGGTTTAGGAAGTGAGCCAGGACCGCGCGGCCGATCTGCGCATCGTGGTAGTTGATGGCCGGCTGCGCGTCGGGCAGGTTGCCCTCGACGCCGAGGAGCCGCAGTCTCGCCTTCCAGGGCAGAGCTGCTCCGGACGCATCTCCCGAGCGGTATGACCGAGCGATGTCCTCGCCCTTGTCGAGCTGGGCCTGCTCGTCCCGCTCGCCCGCCTCGTAGACCGGGACGCCCATGCCGTTGCGCTCGATCGTCTGCGCCTGCACTCGGAGCAGCCGATCCTTGAGCAGCCAGTTCTTGTACGCGGGCCGTAGCAGCGAATTGCCGAGCCAGTCCGCGCCCTCCTTCTCGTACACGTAAGCGACGAGCTGAGTCACCGGAATCGGCTTGTCCGCGTCGTACTGCTCGATCGAGACCAGACCACCATCGCGGGCGACGTTGATTGCCGAGATGGTGCGAGGCATCCGAGGACCGAGCTTGCGAAGTCGGAGCAGGCCAGTCGTTTCGTCGACCGCGTACTCCTGCTCGAAGAACATGTGCCCGTACTGAATCGAGAGCAACGCGTTCTGAAGATGCTCCTGCCACGAGAACCGGCCCTTGGTCCGGCCGCGCGGCTTCGGCTCCATGCCGTGGATCGGCAACCCGAGATCTTGCGAGACGTGCTCGTACACCTCGGGGTCTGACCCGTTCGGATCCAACCGCCACCCGGTCCGCATCACAGGGAGACTGACGGCGCGCAACACCGACTTGATCTGGGCGTCCTGCCGTTTCATCTGCTCGTACACCCGCGACGCGAGCGGCCATCGCAGCTCCGGAGTCTCCTCGACTTCCACGTCCCAGTAAGAGCCACCGGTCATGTGGCCGTTGGCATTTGCGTACCCGATCGTCGTCGGCTTCGCGACGGGCATTGTCTTGGCTGGCGCTGTCATCGCTGCCCCCTTCCTAGAATCCGACGGACATCAGGTCGTAGGTCTCGCTGCGGCGCGACTGCGCCGTGACGGGTCGCTGCGTCGGCATCTGCACGGGCACACGGGCGAGGGACTCGAACTCGATCAGGCCCCAACGAGCCAACGTCGCCGCCTCGAGCGGCGAGATCACTTCGTCTTCGGCTGGAACCCAGATGAAGCCGCCCGATGATTTCTTCTGTTCGGCCCCGACAACTGCGTCGGCGAGGTTGGAGTCACCGACGTGCGAGAGCTGATTCGACGTCGCGTCGTTGAGGAAGCCGCCGCAGGCTTGCACGTGCTGCTGCACCGTGGTGGTCTCCGGCTCGATCCCATCCTTGATCAGCTCCGGGACGATGATCATGGCCGGATCGCGCCGCTCGATGATCACGGCAACCGGTTTCTGCAGGTTGACGATCCGGCGCACGTACGACCTGGCCTCGGCGCGAGTCATCTTCTCGTGCTTGCCGACCTCCAGATGGATTCGGCCGGCCTCGGTCTTCTGCGCCGACGCGATCGACCACCACTCGTTGTTCTCCGACGACGAGATGGCCAGGCATGACGGACCGACGAGCGGTGAATCGACGTCGATCATGTCTGCCCACCTGCCCGCGGTGATCGACGGAACGTGATCTGCCGGTGGCGGTTTCCAGATTCCGAACCGCTCGCGACCGAACTTCTCGTCGTCCATCTGCCCGCGCTCCACCGTGCGGATGAAGTCGTAATCGAGGTGCAGGCCCAGCGCCGGATTGCATGCGTAGAGCGCGTCGTCGTCGCCGTCGAGATCGACGCCCTCGGGCGAGCTCCACTCGAAGTACGCCAAGCCGCGGTCCTTCGCGAGACCGCGGTTGCGGATCTTCTCCAGCGCCTCCGACGACTCCATACCGGCCGAGGAGACGTACCAGATCTGCGCATTCGGCACTGCTGCAAACGCAGGCAGGGCGTCGGCCAGCATCTCCGGATCGAGGTCGTACGCCTCGTCGAGGAACAGGGTGTTGCCGGTGAAGCCACGACCCGAACCACCGGAGCGGGCGACGAACTGGAGGATGCCCCAGTCGGTCTCGATACCCATCAGCTCGTTCGACTCGCGATACCGGCCCGCGATCTTGCGATCGAGGTCGGGAGTCTGCCGGCACAACTTCTTGATGCGCCGGAACATCTTGCGCGAGGTCTTCATCTGGTGCGCCGAGTAGATGATCTCGGCGTCCTTCGTCAGGAACATCGCCGCGAGCTGCCGAGCCTCGATGACCGCGCCCTTGCCGTTCTGGCGAGGGACGATCAGGCCGACCTCCATCGCCGACCAGCGCCCGCCTGCACGCAAACCGAGGGACTCCTCGATCACGTACTCCTGCCACGGGTCGAGAATCAGACCCGCATGCTTGGCCAGAGCGACCGTGTCCTGTCCCAGGCTGGTCAGGTAGAGCGGAACGCTACTGTGCTGCGGTCTCTGCGAACCGATCCGCGACTGATTGAGCGAGAGCGTCAAGGAAACTCGCCCCCGCATCCCCGACGTCGCTACTGCCGCCGCCAGTGCCGAGCTTCAGCTGCGAAGCAAGCTGCCGAAGAGTGGTGATCGTCTGACGCCGCTCGACCAGGAGCGCGTCCACCCGCAGATGAAGGACGACGTCGCCGTCACCCTCCGACTTCGGGACCGTCACGGTGGCCCACGCGTTGGAATCACCCGCCAACAGCTCATTGATCCGGTCGAGCTGGTCGGCCATGCGGCACAATTCGGCGATCACGACTGCTCGCACGGCGTCGGGCTCGGATCTGGTCAGATCACGCCACAATGCCGCGCCTCGTGGCCGCAAATTCTTGGGTCGGAGCGCCTTCGGAATGGCCACGGTCACCCCGTTTTCGCAGGTCAGACCGCATAAACCATGCATGGTCGGTGCATAATCATGCGGTATTTCATGCATGATGCCCGGATTTCCATGCGGGGGGAGAGAGAAACGGCCTGACGCGCACCGAAGGGTCAGCTGGTGGGGGGCCTAATGTTTACGGAGCCCCTGGTCAGGGGCTTGCATGCAGTGCATGACAGCTCCAATCGGCATAACGCCTGGTCAGCGACCTGCATGACCATCCATTGTCATGCATGGACGCCTGGATGGTCATGCATCGTCGTGAATGGTCACCACGCCATGCGGTTGCCGAGCACCTTGCCCTTGAGCGCCGGCCTCGTGTGGTCTCGACAGCCATCGCCTCGTGCGCTGTTGCAGGGCCCGTGGAGCAGTCTGTCGGCCTTCGTGCCGCCCTTGGCCCGTGCTTTCGAGTGGTCGGCAGCGAGGCCCTGAGAGAGGTACATGGGCTCACCGCACCACCAGCAGATCGTGCCCTCGATGTGCTTGCGCTTCAACTCCTTGGCCACCTGTTGGTGATCCCACCCGAGCCCCTTCTCGGTGGTGGTCTTGGGCGTGGCCCGTGGTGCGTGTGTCGCTCCCCTGCCCTGATACCAAGCCTTGACTGCACCCTGCATCTGCCACGGTCGCTCGGCCTTGGCTCGGGCCATGACGGTCTCGTACCCCGGGTCGATGGTCACGACCTCGGCCCCTCGGTTGCGGTAGCTGGTGAGCAACGCATCACTGGGCGATGAGTGGATCACGTACACGTCGACCTCGGCGCTGACGCGTATCGCTGCATCGATGGCTGCCTGCCTCGCGGCCTTGGTGACCTTCTTGACCGAAGCCTCGTGGGAGTGTGCGCTCTTGCCCTCGCTGGGGATTGTGAGCGCGTGTGCCAGCTTGTCGTAGTCGACGATGATGTCCCCGCGTTGGGCCTGCTTGGCGCACCAGGTGCTCTTGCCTGCGGCAGGTGGGCCGATCACGACGTACAGGCTCACCGCGCCTCCCCACGTCAAAAAGCCCCTCGGCCGTTGACCAGTGGCACGAGGGGCGAGCGTCGAATGACGATGGGGGCCGGGGGCAATCCAGGTGAAGATACACTGGGTCCGTTGGCAGAATCGAGTCTAGACCATGCCGACCAGGGATGACGTGAAGCGGCTACTCCTTCTTCGGCAGCCGCCCGATCGCGTCGATGATCGAAACGGCATCCTCGGTGTCCATGCTCTTCGGCGACTTCGAGAATCCTGGATCGCCGAAGACCCTGCGACCGAGTACCAGTCGAATCTGCTCGCGGCTTTCCGGCTCTCCAAAGCCGGCATTGAAGGCCTCGATGCTCCTCAGCTGAACCGCAGCGGTCCTGGCCCAACGTGCACCGTCTCGGTAGTGGCTCGACAGTCTGCCAAGGTAGCCCGAGAGCCCGAGGAGCGGAATCGTGAGCCCAAGCTTGGCCAGGACCAGCGGCAGGGTTATGTCGTGTACACCGGCAACTACCCAGATGCCAACACCTATTGCGCCGACCAGCGAGCCCGCTGCCCCACCAGACAGCAACATCGCAGTACGACCGTCGCGCTTTGCATCATGACCAAAGCTATTACCCAGTAATGCTTCTCCGGTACTACCCGCAGCAGTCTGAGCGGCCTTCTTCGCATTCGCCGCCTCTACTTCAGATAGGCGGATTCGGCCAACTGCTGCGTCGGTCTGCTTTACGCGTCGCTGCAGAAGCATCTCGCTATCCGGTGGATACTCAAGGACTATTTCAGCAATCTTGGCGTCAAATTCGCCTAACTTTCGCATCCATGCGCTGCGCTTCTCCCTGGACCAGGCGGTTGTGGCTTGGAAGTCCGACAACGCGATAGTTCCAGCCATATTCCACTCGTCCAACACCAACTTCGCCGATTCGACGGCCGCCTCGGTTCTCAGGTTCGTCACTGTCATCAGGCTCTGCAAGAGGTCGCTCACTGGAGTTCGGTCACTGAGCAACGACCGAACTGCTTGGCGGTCTCTTTGATCGAGCCCTTGCCAGCCGATAATCTCCGCTGCGAGTTCGAGTCGCGGGGTCAACTCGGAACCTTTCGGCAACCCCGGTGCGAGGTCAAGCGCAATCGCTAACTCCTGCAGTAGTGCGCGCCAACCACCCCCATCGACCAAATCCGCGCTGAGCTCTTCCCTAATGAACCCTTGCCAATCCACCATCCGTGCATCCTTGCACCCGATCAAACATGAGCAACATCGAGCACATCGCCGAGCCGAAAAACTGCTGGGTCGCTTCGCCTAATCCAGTAACGCGAAATCCCACCGTCTTTCTCGCGCCAGCCCTTCGGCTTGATCAACCCGTCCCGCGCCCAGCTGTACAAAGTCGACCGCGGTACACGATGACCCAACTCGGTGAGAAGCGTTCGTAGCTCGGGGATTGTGTACAGCCGCTCGTGCATCTGGTTGAGGATGCGTCGATCGAGCTGGCGCACGTCGTACATGGAGCTGCACCGTCGGCACCGCACCCAGTCCTCGCCGCGTTCGACGTACAGGTCGGCTGTGCACTCGAAGCTCTTGCCGTCCTGGGTCCAGGTGTAGCCGCACGGCCCCTTGTAGGCGAGCGGTGGCAGCGCGTCGATCACCCTGCGCACTCGGGCGAGCGCCGAGGTGATGTCGTCGTGCATCTCGCCGACGGCCGGCAACGCACGCAGTGTGGCACCGTGCACGACCATCCATATCGCGGCCTGCTCGACCCAGTACGTCGGATCGTCGCTGAACGCAGCAGGGTCGCGGCGTGGTCCGGATCGGTTGTTCTGGACGAGCTGGATCAGTCCGGGCCGATCCATTGCGTCGCCGACCAGCCACTCGCCGCCGAGGTGGTCCGACAACACGCGAGCCCATCCGGTGATCGCGTTCTCCATCTCGAAGAACGGCCCCTCGGTGGGACGAGTGCGGTACGCATCGTTCGACAGGCGCACGGGCACAGCCGTTTCGGCACTCTTGCCGCCGACCGTGCCGCGTGTGAGTCGATCCTGGCGCGCTCGGGTGATGGTCATGTCGACCACGAGGCTTGGCACCTTGCGCAGCTCGGCGACGAGGGTGTCGGCGCAGAGCTGGCACAGCGCATAGTCGTCGTGGACGATGCGGCCGCAATTCGAGCACTCGATCAGGCTCACCGACGTCGCCGCCTCGTCGCGTCGAGTGCCCACATCGGCGGTTCCTCCCGCTCACGGGTCACGGGCGGCAGCGGTGCCGTTCGACGGTTCAGGGGCGCTTGCCCGCCGATGCTGACCTGCCAGGTGGCAGGAGCTGCCGTAGACCAGTTGAGACCGTTCTGTCGAGGAGGCATCAGGTAGAAATCACGGCTACCCCAGCGATCACCCCAGATCAGGCGATTCCGGTTACTCGGATCGAGCATGCGGATCTGAGCGTCGACGTCGGTAGCCCACCACGGAATCGAGCCGGTGGTCTCGATCGTCGCGTCGACTAGCTCGGGCAGCGTGCCAGTGATCTTTAGCTCGTAATGCTCGCCCAGCGTGTCCCAGACAGCCGACCAGAGACGCGATCGCAGCGTCTTCTCGACCGTGTAGGCCGGGAACGCGCGCTCACGCGGTATCCACATCCACGGGCGAGGTTCGGTGGGTACCGGGTCGAACAGGTCGTTGTAGGAATCGAGGAGGCCTTCCAGTATTGACACTGCGCGTTGCGCAGGAGACGGACGGCGGTCGACCACCGAGTAGGTGATCGACGCTCCTCGGCGGTAGTCGTACACAGGTAGGCCGTCCTGATACGACGTGGGGAACATCGGGTTCGTCCACGTCATCAGGCGTTCGAGATACCCCGTTGCGTCACCGAATCCAGGGGCGGTTCGACGCATGAACGAGGCTCGACGCATGAACGGGTCGAGAGGCAGCGATGACCACGGCGATTCAATCGGCCACCCCTCGCGGATCTTCTTGAGCTGCCAAGGCGTCGCCCACGGTCCGATGAAGTCCGATCCAGGGCAGATCACCTCGGAATCGTCGGTGGCGTAGCGGTACTCGTCGAGCGCCTTCGTCGCCTCCTCGAGGGTGATCGAATCACTCTGGCCGAATGTCTCCTGACACCACATGCAGTTGCAGTGCAGCGGGCTCAAGCCAAGGCCTGAACTCTGTGCTCGCTGCCAGTCGTCGCGCAGCTGCTCGATTCGGACGGTGATTGCGAGCCCGTGCCAGTCACGCACGCAGTGAGGGCATTTCGGATGCTGCGGGTCGTCGTAGTCGTACCCGTTGAGCGGTTCGCCCGCCTCGAGCTGCTCGTCGATCAGGGCGTCGATGTCAGCGATGATGTCGCTCATAGTCCTGCTCCTGTCCAGTCGACCTTCGGTGAGTAGTGGCATGGCAGCTCGGGCTCGTACCACCCGAGTTTCTGACCGCCGATGGTGCCGAGCGTGAGCGCGTCTGCTTCGTTGTCGTTGTGGACCTTCGCGCCCGGCCACAGCTCGGTCATTGCCTTCATGACGTCGTCTTTCTCGGCGTGCCCGTTGCCGGTGGCGAACATCTTGAGCGTCGTGGCCGGCACATCGATGACCGGGATTCGGCGGCGTGCGAGGAAGCGCACGAGGTCGAGCAGTAGTGCGCACCGCTCCTGGTAGAGCCCCGAGTACTTCGGCGGCTTGAACGGCAGTGCCTCGACCATGACGAGCCGTACCGAATCCGGCAGTGCCGCAACGATTGCGTCACCCTGCTTGCCGATCCGGAGGGCTCGCTGAGCGATGGTGCCGCCCGTGTTGACGCTGCCGACGGTCTTGAGTTCGGGCACGTTCTTGCCGGTGACGAGACGCGGATTGCGAAGGATCGCAATGCCGGTCGCGGTCATCGATGGGTCGATGCCGACCACGCAGCCACTCACAGCGGCCTCGTGGTGCGCATCGACGCGTATCCGTCGATCAGCGGTGCGACGTCGGCCTTCTCGGCGTCCTGCATGCGCTGGAGTCGCTCGGCGCGGTTGATCCGAGCGTGGTGTGCCGGGAAATTCTGCAGCTCGTGCATCTGCCCGTCTCGGCCCTTGGTGACGCAGGGTGCGCCCTTGTCGGCACCGCAGTAGCGGCAAGGGATCGTGAGCGCCAGTTCGCGTTGCTGGAGCTGGTCGAGCGATGGCTCACGCATGATCGGCCTCCGCTGGTGTCCGGTCCAGCGATCGCCAGTCCTCGATCGAGAGCGGTTGCACGTGATCGCATTTGACGACCGGGAGGTCGAGCTCCCACAGCTCGCCGGGCTCGATGCGGTTGCCCTGGCCATCACAGAACTCGCAGCTGTCGATCACGGCTCGACGGGTGGCTTTGGCCGATGCGGCGCGCTCCTCGTCGCGTCGGTGCCACTCGGCGTTCGCTCGGCGGTAGTCGCCGCATGCACCGCAGCTGCCGACGGCGGGTTCGTTGATGTGCCTGGGGCATCGAGGTGGGGGTTCGGGACCGATGCTCGCGCGCTGGTGACCTTCCGTACTTACGTAACCACTATTGGAGTATGGAGAGGGTGAAGGAGAGGGAGAGGGAGTAGAGGGGGGTTGCCGAGGGGGTTGATTCGGGGGGTGCGATTCATACTGAATCGGGGGGTCAATCGAGGGATCGAGTACGGGGTGAATCGGGGTATGACCGAGGGGGTAAGTCGCGGGGTCGACCGAGGGTTGAGTGAGTAGCTTCTGGACCATCTCAGACGCCCACCCCTTGAGGTCCGGCATGTCCGTACGGAGCCGAATCAGCTCGTGCACGATGACCTCTCGGAGCGTGTTCGAGGCGACCGCGCTGTGCGCCTTGGCCATCGAGACGCCCATGTGTCGTTGCTTCATCAGGCCGTCGTTGCGGATGAACGAGCGCACGAGCACTTCCTCACTCCCCTCGTCTACGACGATGTACAGCCGGTCCACGAGTTCGGCCGAGCCCGCGTCGAGGCCTGCTAGGGTCCAGCCGTCTGCGAGCTGCAGCATGCGCTTGGGACGCCAATCTGCGACGCCGCAGTACGACAGGCTCGGTGCGGACAGCAGTGTCAGGTAGAGGTGCTGAGCGCGCGTGGTGAGCTTTCGCCAGTCGGGGTCAGACCAGATCGAGGTGAAGATCCGGCCGTGTTCACGCGCCATGAGTGACCTCCTGCGGGTTCGGATTGGGCTCTTTCAGGAACGTCACCCAGTGCGTGCTGGATCGCTTACCGCTGCGATTGCCGATCAGTGGCGAATGCGGTGTCAGTGCGAGGATCTCGGACACGGGGATGTGCGTCTCGTTCCATTTGAAGATCAGGACGCCATGCTCGGCCAGGACTCGGAAGCACTCGGCGAATCCGCGAGCGAGGTCGTCGCGCCATGTGAGTCGGTCGAGAACGCCGTACTTGAGCGCCATGTACGAGTCGATACCGGCGCGCGCGAGATGCGGTGGGTCGAACACCACGACGCGAAATGCCCCGTCAGCGAACGGGAGGGCGCGGAAATCGAGCTGTACATCGGGCGCAACCGTGAGCAGTCGCCCGTCGCATAGCTGATGTTCTTCGGATCGCCTGTCGCCGAACACCACGCGGTTGTCGAGCTTGTCGAAGTAGAACATCCGACTGCCTGACGCAGGGTCGAGTACGAGCTGTTCGCCGCTCACCGCCGCACCCCTTCCAGTGTCCGACGCTCGTACGACCCCTGCGGGTAACCGAGCGCGCGATCAGCGTCGTTCTCGCTCAAGAAGCCCCGAAGCGCCTTTCTGAGCCCGACGATGCCGAGAGCGATTGCGGCAGAGGCGAACAGGAGCAGCATCACTTGCCCCACCCCTCGTTGATCCACCGAGCGGCATAGTCGGTCCACGTCTCGCCATACAGGCCGAACGGATAGGGTTCGACGCCGTACATCGTGTGTTGAGTGCGGCCGGGCCGACCGTAGGGCGCGAGGTAGCCGATGAGGCCCTCGATCGCCTCGCTGTAGCGACCGGGACGGAACCGCGAGAACCAGTCCCGATCGTTGATCGCATGGACCTCGTCCGCGGCTTCGTTGACGACGTCGCGACCGCCCAGTGCCTTGCGCTGCTCCATCGCCGCGTACGGCGAGATGGCACCCGTGATTCTGCGGACCGGCGAGTTGGCCGGAGCGCTCGTGATGATGTCCCTCGGGTTCGCCAGCTCCAGCGTGACCGTGTTGGCCGGCCACTTCCCGTGCGAAGAGTGCAGACCGTAGCCCGGTGCCGGGACGGCCGAGTCACCCTTCGCGCGTGCAGGGTTGGCGATGTTGACGGCGAACGCGACGTCGAGCTTCGTGCCGTTCGCGTTCAGGAGCTCGCCGCGCTGTACCTTCTCGAGGAACCGCGAGACGACGATGCCGCCGAGGCTGTACGAGATCAGACCGACGCGGTTCTTCGTCTCGCGCACCTGCCACGCGAGATCGGCGACGCCGAGGTCGACACTGACATCGAGCGGGTAGGCCCGCTGCCCCGGCAGCCGCCCGATCTCGCCGATGGTGGCCGGGTAGTTGCAGTCGCTCAGGCTGAACTTGGCCACGTTGAGCTTGCGAGCAACCAAGCCGCACATGCCATTGCGGGGACCGGACGTATTCCCGGTCCCCCGTACGGTGATGACGTCTATCACGCGAACACGTCCTCACCGAATGGCACGCGGCGAACCGTCATCGACTTGTCGACCGCGTAACGGAGCGCCTCGATCTCGCTGCCGAAAGGAACCACTCCGCTGCGGTCCGAGTAGTAGGCAATCCAGACGCCCGACTCATTCCAGAAGTTCCCACTGGACACCGCCGCCATCTGCTCGGTCTCCATGTTCTGTTGGCGCGGTTGCTGATTCCACATCACGCAGCCACCAGCCTCGGCCGCAGAAGCTCGGCCTCAACCTGCACGTACTCGCCGAATCGCAAGACGGTAGCCATGTTGCGACCTTCGTCAGAGGAGATCAGATCGAGGCCCGACGAGATCAGCTCGCCGACCTTGATCCATACCTCGCCAGGCTCCTGCCACGTGACCCACACGGGCTCGACGACCTTGAGGATGCGGGGCCGCTTCACGCGTCACCGCCGGAGAACTGCGGGCCGGTCGCTTTCGAGATCGAGGTGACGTTCTCGGCCTCGCCTTCGGACTCCTGCTCCTCGTCCGGGTCGGCCACCTTGCCTTCGCCGTCGATCATCGAACCCTGGCCGTCCTCGGGATCGTTGACCCGCTTGCTGATTCCCTCGACAACGCGGATCACCTTGACAGTCGCCGTGACCCGCTGGCCCTCGTCGGCCATCTCTCGCTCGAGATGGGACGTCACGCGGCCGCGCACGGTGTAGGTCACCTCGTCGCCGATGTCGGGCAGCTCGAACGACTCGCTGGACAGACCCGCAAACTTGATACGGCCCTCTTCGATCATGGGGTTTGCGCTCACTGCTGTTCTCCTGTCGATGGGGTGAGGTTGAGCCATTCGATTGCGCGTTCTGCGACGTACTCCCAGACGCCTTCCGGTGCGGTGCCGAACGGCAGTCCGCGATGTGCCCGATTCCATGAGCCCCGCAGGACGGCGGCGAGCTGGACTGCCTCCTGCGCTACTTCGAGCTCGATGTCGTCCTGTTGCTTGAGGTGGGCGAGAATTCCGGCGCCGATTTTGGTGAGGTCTCGCAGCGTCTCGACGCTGGCGATCTGGCCGTACATGAGAGAGGCACTGACGTCGTCGCGCTCTGCAGCCAGCTTCGCGTTGTCGAGCGCGTCGGCGGTCATGACTGCAGCTCTCGGAGTGCCTGTGCCGCCTCGTCGAAGTTCAGATCGGACGGCAGCTCGAGATCCCTGTTGAACAGGTTGCCGAGCCACGCGAGCTGCGTGTCGAGATCGTCCATGACGGCCTTGCGAAACGCCTGCTGCAGTGCCGCCTGCTGATCCTCGGTGCTGGGCTTGACCTCGGTCTGTTCCGGTTCTGGTGCCGCATCCGAGGGCGATTCCTCGTCGATGGTCGGGCCGGAGGGATTGTCGACGCCGAGCTTGTCGCGCAGGCCTTCGATTCCCTTCGGGGCAGGCTTGTCCACGCGCTCCGAGCTGGCCTGAACGGCGCGCTCGTCTTCGAGGTCTTCCTTCGAGTACGGCATGCCCATGAGGACGTCGGGAGCGGCTCGGCGGCAGGCGTCGGCCAAGGCCTTGGCGTAGAGCATGCCGCGGGGGTCGGTCTTGTACTTCGTGTTCCCGGCGACGTATCCGGCCTGAGTGGCCAGCTCGATCGTCCAGGTGACCTCCTCCCAGTTCTCCGAGCCCGCGTGACGCGCGCGCACGGTCGCCGACTTCGTTGTGCTCTCGACGGTTTCGACCTCGTGACCCTTCGAGATCAGCAGTGCGCGCATCGCGCGGGCGTACATGCCGGGCACCCCGTGCACTGTGAAGATGTTCTGCAGCGATGTAAGGGGATTCCAGCCGAGCTGCTGCCCGTGATAGATCGCGATCGCAGCTTCCTTCCGACCGGCGCGCTGGCGACCCTTGGCGTCCTTCTGCCCGTCGTACGCCTGCACGGTCGTGTGGATCATCGACGCGAGGACATCGGCGGACTTCAGTGCCGCCACATGCGCTTCGAGATTCTCGGCGACGGTCATCATGGCCGGCGCGATTGCGTTGGCGGGTGCGTTGTAGGTATCGAGTTCAGTCATGCTGCGTCGCTTCCTTTGATTGATCCGAGGTCGAGCTTCGTGTTGGCGTAGAGCGAGACCGAGTCACCGCGGCCGGGCCGACGATCGGCCACCTTCTGGCCGTTGCACATCGCGTACTGGGCGTTGCCCATCGCGTCGAGCATCCGAGATTTGAGACCGGTCAGGGTCTTGGTGGTCTGCTTGAGTTCGCTCGTCCAGCTCAGGTAGGCCAGAGCGAGTTCGTTGTCGAGTTCGACTGAGCTGCCGTCGATCTCGGGGTGCAGCTTTCTGACTGCCTCGTACGTCGAGACCGAGTCGTCCAACGGCGGTGGCTGATTTCTGACTAGGGATTCATGCCAGAAGTACGCCTTCTCGAGGATGACCTTTGCAATGCGTTCGTCGTACTCGATGTCGTAGATCCGAGGCATGCCGTACTGCGGCCAGAGGACGATGTTCGCCGTGTCGTGCCAGCCGGTGATGAATTGCTGCCAGATCACCTGAGCCGCATAGTCGGCCGGGCACTCCCCCGAACCGTCGTCGCCCCACTCGGCGAGATCACGTGCGGTCTTGACCTCGACGACGCGGCGCTTGCTTCCACGGGATCCACGACGGTCGATGGTGGCCGCATTGGCGAACGCGAGATCCTTGCGTGAGTACTGGACCTCTTCGCGCGAGAGACGCCAGCCCGGGTTGCGCAGCTTCCAGAACTCCGACGCGGCCAGCTCGGCGGCGTGACCGTAGTCGTAGTTCTCCTGCTTCGCCTCCGAGATGGTCTCGGTGATGTTGCCGGCCATCTGGTGCCAGAGCGCGAACTGAGAGGTCCAGCGCGAGATGCCCAGGATGCCTGGAATTTTGGACGCGGTGATGGTGCGCAGCCACTCGGGTGAACCGGGTACCAGTGTGGTCATACCGCCACCTCCGCTTGCCGCTTGCGGTAACGCATCAGCTCTCGGTCTCGGCACACCTGACGTTTGTGAACCTTGAGCTCACGGGCTATCTCGAGCGCCGACCAACCGGCCGCAGTCAGCCGTGCGACTTGCTCGATCCTGAGGTCGCGTTCGTCATCGCCTCTGCGTCGCTTGGATATCGGACGATTGGCTACGGCTGCGACAGCCTCGAATGACGTTCTCCGAGTCTTGTAGTGGTGGCTGAAATTGTGTCCAGCCCACACTCCGAACAAGTCGCCGGGGGTCATCTGTAGTGCCTCGCGGGCGCAGTCGGTGATCACGGGGCAGGTCCGGCAGATCGCCTTTGCTCGCTTTGCAGCCTCAGGGTCGGCCGGAAAGAACAGTTCCGGGTCGACGGTTCGGCAGGTCGCGCTCGTCACCCATTCGGGAGTCTCGGTCATGACGCCGCCCACCCGATGACGCCGATCGCGATTGCAGCAGCCAGTAGCAGGAAAACCGTTGCAGGCGTGAGGGTGCAGTCGTCGGCGACGGGCAGGTGGTCGGTTGCCTCGTACGGGTCGGTGTCGGCCTCGGTGTACGTCGTTCCGGTGGTGCCGGCCGCAATGTCCTCGGTCAGCTGTGGACGCTCGTACGGAACCCACCAGGGCTCGCGAATGGTCTCGATCATGCGGCACGCTCCGCTCGAACCGAGATCTCGTCGCCGAACACGATGGCCTTGAGCCCACCGCTGAGGGTGACGATCCACTTACCGCCGCGGCGCGTGCGCTCGGCGTTGATCAAGGCGCGGGCACGGAGAGCAGCTGGGCTGGTGGGCATTTCGTGATTGCCGATGCGAGCAAGGCAGATTACCTCGCGGTCGGACTGAGGAATTGTGAGGATCACCAGGTCACCCCCTGAGCTTCGAGCTTCTCCAGCTCGTCTGCGATGGCGGTGTATTCCGCGGCGTGCTCACGGCAGACCGCGATCGAGTCCTTGCCGAAGAGCGACAGGTTCATCCACGTGCCACCGCCCTGTGCGCCCTTGACGTCTGCGCGAATCATCTGCTGACCACCCGTCCGCACCTTCGTGACGAGGATGTCGATGTCGGTCATGCGATCTGCCCTTCTGTGCTGTGGGCGGGGAGCGGTAATGTGCCGCCCCCCGCCGTGATCCCCGCGCCAACATGCGAGACGCATGAGTCAGCGGGGAGGTGGAGCCCGGCCAGCGGTTCCGGTGTGTCGGCAGGAGCGCCACCGCTGGCCGGGAGTGCGAAGTCGAGGATCGCGTCGATGAAACCGGCGACGAACTTCTCGACGAGATCTGTTGTGGGAGCGCTCATGCGGAGCGCATCCCCTGCGCGTGGGCCGCATCCATCTTGTCGGCCATCTCGCGCAGAATCTGAGCTTGCTGGAGTAGGCAGATCGGGTTGCTGCCAGGGACGGCGACGATCTGGCCGAAGGCGCGTTCCGGGTTGTCGGGGTCCGGTCCTATACCGACAATGGTCGTCGCGTAGCGGAAGGTGTCCGTCACCTTCTGCAGCTGTGCCATCTGCTCGGGGCTCATCAGATCAGCCCCGCAGTCTGCGACGCGGCGAAGAGGATGCCGAGCAGTAGGCCGGCAAAGATCAGGCGGGGACGGAGGTACTGGACGGCCGTCACGGGAGCGCGATGCTGGCTCATGCCGCACCCCGACTCTGACGATCGGTCGAGCGGACGAAGTTGCGGACCACGTCGTACTGCTCGGAGCTGAGCGGCACCTTGTGGGTCTGCTCGACCTTGGCGAGCCATGCTTCCTCGGCGGGCGTGAACACGGCCCCCGCGAGAGGCTGGCTATTCGCCGCCCGGTCGGTACTCTGATACATGGATTTCCTTTCGAGGTGATTGGTTGGTCCAGAGCCGCTGCCTGTTCCCGCAGGTAGCGGCTTTTTCTATGCCAGGATTGCCTGACTCATGGAATGTGCGGCATGTGCCACTGGAGGCAAAACGTCACCCTCCTCGGCGTCGAACAAGTCCTCCCACGGGACTCCGAGGCGAGCCGCGATCGCGACTCCCAAGTCCTCCTTGATCGTGCGGAGCTTGCCGGTCTCGATCAGGTAGATGGTGCTCTGAGTCCGCCTGACGAGAAACGCAAGCTCGCGCTGACTGAAGTGACTCTGCATACGCCAGCGCCGGATCTTCCCGCCGTCCTTGACTCGCATCCAGACCTCCTTTCGTTGAACTGGTGGGCGCTTCTTCGCTCGCGTAGCCATCTTGCTCTCCAATCGTTGCGGTGACAAGTGGATCATGCGCCATGTGTCACCTACTCGTCAAGCCGACGAGTGGTAAACCTCCACGTGAGCGCCCAATGGCGCATGATTCACTTGTCACGCATCATTTCCCGCAGACTTATACGAGTGACGACCAGAGAGGGAGAGTTCGCCGCATGACAAACAGGCCATCCCTGACGGAGCTAGTCGAGACGGCGGCGAAGCGTCACAACGACGCGTCCGGTCGGAGACTCGCTGAGATCGCGCAGGCAGCGAAGCATGACCTCTCCCACGCAACCCTGAACCGGATCCGCACCGGCAAGTACAAATCACGCCCGTCGGACGCAACGCTCGAGGCGATCGCATTTCTCGCGGGCGTCGATAACGGAGTCGCGTATACCGCTGCGGACGCGGAACTCGAGGTGGGTAGTGATGGGCCGGAGACTGCAGCCGCGGATCGACGCAGGAGACGGCTCGCTTTGGACCTGGCGCTGAGCGCTGACTGGCTGGTGTGGTTCGTGTCGAATCTCGACCCAGACGCCCCGCTGGATATCGACAACATTGTCGATGCCGTCGATTCACACATCACGAATGCCGTGGATCTCGCCGAGGACATCTTCGGAGGACACGAGGCGCTCAGTGCTGCCAAGGATCGTGAGATCTCCCGCACCGAGCAGATTGCCGAATTCCGTCGACACGCACATGCAATGGGCGTCAGGGCCTCTTCCTTGAATCGGCGAAATCAAGGAGCACAGCCTGACTACGACCTCGCTCGACGTAAAGGCGAGACCGAGTCGGAGTGGCGACGCCGGACCGAGATACAACCCGAAGACGAATCTCAGGCCGAATCGCGGCTCGATGGGAACTAACTACAGGTTTCCATCCATGAAGGCGATCAAACTGCTCTCGATTCTCAAGTCGCTGGGCTACCGCTCCGTGGCCAAGAGCGGCCCGGGAAGTCATACTTGGCTGGAAGCCGAGGGCCGTCCAAGAATTCGATGGGCGTTTCACAACAAAGTCTCGCTCGCGCCAGGTCTGGTGCGCTCGGTGCTCATGAAAGAAGCTGGTTTGACGTTCGATGAGGCAAGGGAGGCGGTCGAGAATGGATAACCTCCATATCGTCTACACCTCCTACGGCAGTGACTACGGCTGGGCTATCAGCTCACCGCAAATTCCCGAGCTGATCGGTGGCCGCAAGACCATCGACGAGTTGCTCCGTGACACCGAAGACATCCTCCGTTTCGCAGGTGTCTCAAGCTATGGACGCCTGTGGCGTCACGAACAGATCGCGACAGAGGATCCGCACGGAAACGAGTACCTGATTCGGTGGCTCGTGGACGATCAGGTGTCCGACGATGACGCCGACGACCCCATGTCTCGATCAAGCACTGCCGGCCGCTTGCTCTCCTCCGCGCAAAAGGGGTACCCGGAGTACCTCCTCCGACGCCAGCCTCAGCTGATCACCGGCGAGCGCCTGTTAATAGCCGTCATGGCTTACGACACAATCGGATACTGCATGGACCAACTTGAGGACGGCCAAGGCGCAATCATCGCGCTGCATCGAGGAGAGGATGCGATCTACTCCGTTCCGCTCGGGATCTCAGCAGGCCTCGACGGGTGGACGTGGGAGCTGGAAGACCTCGGATTGACTCGCGACGATCTGGTGACCACCACCGTCGACAGGGTGCTCGATTGGGAAGCCAACCGACTCGGATCGCGCAGTGACGCGCTGAAGATTCACGCGCTCACCCTTCCGCCCTCACGGATACCAAAAGGCGAGATGGTTCATCTCAACCCGATTGGCAGCAGAGAATTACACTAATGTAATCCCAGCTCAGAGCCGTTTCTGTCGGTACCGGTCGTTACCGTTCGATCATGACCTGGCACCCGTGGCGGCACCTGCGAGACCACCATCCGCATCTGCACGTGACCTACCCCGACGGCGGCACCGGATGCCTCGGTCGGTGGACGAACGGCGGCATCGAGATCAACGCCAGCTCGAATCAGCGTGAGCGTCGGTGCACCCTCACGCACGAGCTGGTCCACGTCGAGCGCGGCCCGGTCCCCCACGATCTCCGTCTCGCGATGCGCGAAGAGGAGACGGTCGAACGGATCTCGGCCGAGCGCCTGATCGAGATCGACTCACTTGTCGACGTGCTCGCCTGGAATCGGTACCGCGTCGACGACGAGACGGCCGAGGAGCTGTGGGTCGACCTGGCCACCCTGCTGACGCGGGTCAAGAACCTCGACGACGACGAGCGCGCGTACATCGATCGCGAGCTGGAACGGAGGCAGCCATGA